TGATAAATATGTTCAAAATGAAAATTCACTGCGCCCATGACAAACTCGTCCCAATCGCGGATCTGAAACCCCATCCCAAAAACCGCAATAACCACCCGGACGACCAAATCACTCGCCTGGCTCAGATCCTCGAATATCAAGGCTGGCGGCAACCCATCAAAGTCTCGCGCTTGTCTGGCTTCATTACCGCTGGGCACGGTCGCCTTTTGGCTGCCCAAAAACTTGGCCTGACAGAAGTTCCCGTGAACTTCCAAGAGTACGACTCAGAGGCCCAGGAATACGCAGATTTGGTAGCCGATAACGCTATCGCTCTTTGGGCTGAAATTGATTTGAGCGGGATCAAGGACGACATCGCAAAGCTTCCCGACGTGAATCTTGAAATGCTAGGGATTAGCGCCTTTTCAATCGAGCCCGAAGTTATTGGCGAATGCGACCCCGACGAAGTGCCCGAGAACGTCGAGCCCAAAACAAAACTGGGAGACCTATACCAACTCGGCGAGCATCGTCTTTTATGCGGCGACTCGACAAATATTCAGCACGTTGAACGGCTTATGGATGGGCAAAAGGCCGATATGGTTTTTACCGACCCTCCGTACAACATCGCTTCCGACTCTAGGAACCATGCGGCGGACGTATCAAAAGCCATGAGCGACTTAAAAGATTCGGCATGGGATAAAGATTTCAAAATAGAGCCTGCTCTAGATTGCCTGATTCCTGTTTGTGCTGACTCTGTAACGATTTATGTTTGGACTTCACAATTTTTAATTCAGAAAATCTGGGATCATTTAAACGCATGGTGTGATTTCACTAGCTATTGCGTTTGGTCGAAGCCAAACCCGATGCCGAGTTTATCCAAAAGGCATTGGACATGGAGCACTGAGCTTTGCGTTTACGCGACAAGGGGAAGCAGAAGAAAGGTAAATTTCCCAGACCAAGGGCACGCCTCTAATGTCTGGACGATTGCAAAGAAATCAGACGGGACACATCCTACTCAAAAACCTATTGAGCTTTGTGAACATCCAATTAAGTTTAGTAGCGATTCTGGGCAAAACATTTTGGACCTCTTCGGCGGCTCCGGATCAACCCTAATTGCCTGCGAAAAAACCAATCGCAAATGCTTCATGATGGAACTCGACCCGCATTACTGCGACGTTATCGTGGCCAGATACGAGAAGTTTACAGGCGAAAAGGCTCAACTTTTGGCTAATTCGGCCGAATAGCATACACTGATTCTGCAATCATTGAGGGGAAAGTGGCGAGAGACGGCACCTATTCGGGCGGGAAACAATGGGTCAAAGGCCAAACGGGGAATCCTAATGGCCAGCCTCCGCTCGACCCTTTCACTAAAAGAGTCCGCATCGAATCACGCGAAACCGTTGCAAAACTCTACTGGGATTGTGTCAACCTCACAAAACAAGAACTAGTCGAGCGCCTAAAGGCTACTCCCACTATTTTCGAGGAGGGCGTTTTGCGCGCCATCGTCAAAGACATGGAAAAGGGAACCACCACTACGCTCGACAAACTCATGGAGCGCGTTCTTGGTAAGCCAAAAGAAATTATCGAAATGACATCCGAGGTCCGCACCGAATCCTCTATCGACGTTTCAAAACTCACCACGCAAGAGCTTGAAAATTTCCTAGCGCTTATGAAAAAGGGAGCAATAAAAAACTCCAATGGGGAAACTTAAGCTTTTTGAAACCGGCATCACCGAAGAAGAAGTCGAAACAGAACTACTTAAGCGATCCCTTAAACGATTCGCCGAATACTTCTGGGACGAACTAGAACCTAATCGCCGCTTCGTTCCCGGCTGGCACATCGACGCTATTTGCGAGCACCTTCAAGCAATCACACGCGGCGAGCTTCGAAACCTAGTAATCAACATCCCGCCTCGCCACGGTAAATCTCTTCTCGTATCAGTATTGTGGCCCGCTTGGGTATGGACCACGCGCCCAGAAACGCGCTGGATTTTCTCGTCCTACTCCGACACATTATCTAAACGCGACTCAATCAAATGCCGCCGTGTAATTGAATCAGCGCGCTATCAAAAACTTTTTCCGCTCCAAATCCAAGACGACCAAAACGAGAAAAAGAAATTTGAGAACATCAAGACCGGCGTCCGCATGGCCACATCCGTTGGCGGTGCTGGCGTCGGCGAGGGCGCAGATTTCATCGTCGCAGATGACCCGCATAAAACCCAAGACATTCACTCCGAAACTCTCCGCACCTCCGTCATCGAATGGTGGGATGAGGTCATGTCAACTCGTGGTAACAACCCCGAGACGGTCGCCAAAGTCATCGTCATGCAGCGCTTGCATGAAAAGGATTTGTCAGGCCACGTCCTAGAAAAGGGCGGTTACGATCATTTGTGTCTACCCGCTGAATACACCGGAAAGAAATATCACACGTCAATTGGATGGGAGGACCCGCGCATTAATGAGGGCGACCTTCTATGGCCCGAGCGATTCTCAAAAACCACACTCGACCAACTTCGCATTGACCTTGGCCCCGACGCCGCAGAAGGCCAACTTCAGCAAGACCCGAAGCCCGCAAAAGGCGGTACCTTTAAGCGCGCGTGGTGGAAGCGCTACATCGAGCTCCCGAACCTTCTCTACATTAAGCAATATTGGGATTGTGCCGAGAAGCCAGGCATTAGCAATGACTACTCCGTATGCGCCACTTGGGGATTTACTCAAAATGATAGGTACCTGATAGATATTTGGCGCGAGAAAGTAGAGGCTCCTCAACTAAACGATGCGATTATTTCGAACTACTTTAAATACAAACCCATTGCCGTTATCATCGAAGATAAGTCAGCCGGGACGCAGGCCATTCAACATCTAAAGCAAAATTCTCCTGTTCCCGTGATTGCTTATCATCCGGGAAAAGTCGATAAAGTAAGCAGGGCTATCGGAGCTGTTCCAATGGTCGCGGCGGGGAAATGTCACTTACCAATCAATGCGCCATGGGTGGAGGATTTCATAAAAGAACTTGAAAAATTCCCACTCGTTGATCACGACGATCAAACGGATAGCTTAAGTATGATGGTAGCCGAACACTCTATTCAAAGACCTAAACCTAGGGCACGGGGGCTTTAATGAATTTTTGGAAGCGTATGTTTGCTGGCGAAACTAAAGTTTCGGCCGGTCGCTCTGTCCTCGTAATGAACCAAGTCGGCAAGCCGCAATCCACGCCGAAAAACTACGAGGCTTTCTCAAAAGAAGGCTATCAGGCAAACGTCATCGTCTATATGTGCGTGAATAAAATCGCCACATCCGTAGGCAGCATTCCCTGGTTCCTCATTGGCCGTGACAAAAAGCCTATTGAGAAACATCCCCTCCTAGATCTTTTAAAACAGCCTAACCCCATGCAAGCCCAATCGGGATTCATGGAAGCAGTGAGCGCGTACTTCTCAATCTCGGGTAATTCCTACATTGAGCAAGTTCTAGTCGGGAAAACTCCTGCTGAACTGTGGCCTCTGCGCCCGGATCGCATGAAAGTCGTGCCCGGTAAAACCGGCGTTCCCAATGCGTTTATCTTCGGGACTGCGGGCCAAGAAAAGGTTTTCCCGGTCGATGTCGTTAAAAACAAATCAGACATTTTGCATCTGAAAACCTTTAACCCGCTTGATAACTGGTACGGCATGAGCCCCATTGAGGCCGCCATGTATTCAGTCGACCAGCATAACGAATCCGGCAAATGGAACTTAGCTCTTCTTCAAAACCGCGCCACACCATCCGGTGCGTTCACTGTTAAAACCGACTCAACCAATCCGCTCGGTTCAGTCGGTGATACGAACTACAATAATTTGCAGGATCAAATCAGAGAAGATATCGCGGGCGCTCAAAACGCCGGAAAGATTTTGCTCCTCGAGGGCGGCCTCTCGTGGCAGGAAATGGGCCTAAGTCCTAAGGAAATGGACTGGATCGAAGGGCGCAATATGTCAGCTCGTGACATCGCTCTATCGTTTAACGTGCCGCCTATTCTGCTGCATATTCCCGGTGACTCTACCTATTCGAACGTAAAAGAGGCGCGTCTTGCCTTCACACAAGAAACCATTCTTCCTCGGATGGACTATTTTAGAGACGAGTTTAACCGCTGGTTGGTTCCCCAATTCGGCGACGGCCTCTATTTGGATTACGATAAAGATTCAATCCCTGCCTTGGAGCAGGCCAGAGCTGAGCGCGGAGTTGAATTAAACAACATCACGTATCTGACGATTAACGAAAAGCGCGAACAGCTTGGTTACGAGCCCGTCGAGAATGGTGACATTCTATTAGTGTCGCCTGGTCTCGCTCCTCTTGAGGATTTATTTGTTGAGGAACCGACCCCGGAGCCCGTTGTAAACGTACCGGCAGCAAGCCCAGAAGAAAATGATGTGAGCGAGGACGAGCCCGAAGATGAGGAGGACGATCCGCAAAAAGATTTTCACTCAATGGAAATTAAGCAGATCAACGTGCTCACTGCAAAGGGCAAACGCCGTGCATGGAGACAGGTAAACGCCGCACGTAAGCGACTCGCGCACGGCATGTATCTCGACGTGAAAGATGAGCTAGAGGCTCAATCCACAAAGGTTTCGAAGTCCA